ACAAAAAGCGTAAACAAAGCGTTACCCTATAGAGAAATTGTATTTAAATATGAGGATACAGAAAACATATTAGCTAAACAGCACAGAGAAATAAATCAAAGAGACTGGGGTGCAATATCATATAATAGTGGTGAGGTACTAGATAGTAACAATAACACATATGAGATAGTTGCACCATTTCAGCATATGAAGTTTGAAAGATTGGTAGACGGTTCAACAACTAAAAACATACAAGTAGGACATTTGTTAAATGACAAACAAGATCCATATTTAGGAAAACCAGTAATATTTTATCCAATACACAGTACTAATTTAGGAGTTACTACTGCAACACCTTTTAATTTTATTACTGAGATTGATGGTTATGATGGTGGTTCAACCGATACAGATTCTACACAATCACAATATTGGATACCAAGTAATTCACCTGTTGTATTAAGCAGTGGTAGTGGTTATCCAGAAACAATAAACTTTAACGTTGAACTTAATGAGTTTACAAATGCTGCTGATTATACAGATAGCTTATTTGAAAAATATTATAAATCATACATTGTAAATGCTTTTAGATTTAACGAAAGAATTACAAAAATAAAAGCAAGGCTGCCCTTAAAATTTTTAGAACTTTTTACTTTAGCAGATGAATTACAAATAGTTGATTTAGTATATAGAGTAAACTCAATAACTACAAATTTACAGACAGGCGAATCAACGTTAGAATTATTAAATGGAAGAGAGGCAACAGCCGCAACAGGTTCAGCTTATGCGACAGTTACAATATCTACTAGCAGTCACGCAACACCAAGTACTGCTTGTGGATACACACTAAACAACACACTTTATTATACAGGTACTCTTGGTAATGGTGTAAGACTTTTTACAAACACAGATTTAACAACTGCTTTTAGTGGTACAGGAAATAATTATGCTTTTCCAGGCAGTAACTATGGTGCAATAGATGCAAGTGGTTATATTTCTGGTTATCAACCTTGTCCTACACTAGCTCCAGTTGTACAAACTAATTCAACTACTAACATTACATATAGTTCATTTACAATGAATGGTAATATATCTGTAGCAAACGGTACAATATCAGACAGAGGTTTTTACTGGGGTCCAAATTCTAGTTATTCCTCAAATACAAAAGTTAGTGAGGGTGGTACTGCTACTGGTACATTCTCACAAAATATTACAAATGGTGTAACACCTGGTGCAACATATTATGTTACTGCTTATGCAACAAATGGTAATGGTGAAAGTCAAGGTACAACAGTTAGTTTTACTGCAACAAACGCACCTAATTTACCAACAGTAACTGTTTTAACTGAAACGACTATAACAAGTTCTGGTTTTACTGCAAGATTAGAAATAACTAACGATGGTGGTGCTACTATTGACGCAGCAGGTTTTTGGGTAGGAACAAACAATACTGCTTACAACGCATCTGGTAATGTGCACTATGCAATAACACCAAATCCAAACTCTATAGGTGTCAAAACATTAACATTTGGTAGTTTAAATTCATCAACTACATATTACTACTGGGGTACTGCATCAAATACATATAGTTCATCAGACGGTATATCAACAAGTTATGAGACGGTTACAACACTTGCACAATCATTTCCTTATAACAATATTACATACAATGCATCAGATGCATATTACGCTTGTATAGGAAGTAGTCCTCAAACTTATTATTCAAATAATAACACTTTTGGAGCAGGTATTACTTTATATACTGATAGTAGTTTATCAACACCAGTTGCAAATGGATATTATGCAAGAAATAATAAATCATATCAAGTAACAAGTAATGGAGTTCTTGGTGCCGAGACAGCTTGTTCAACAACAACTGTGTATAGAATACGAATAACTGCTGCATATCCAGGAACAAACTACTATGATATGACTACTGTTGAAGCTGCAGGTTTAAGCACTACAAATGTTATGTACTTTACAGCATATTTTGGTTCAGGTAGAATTATGTATACTGATGTTAATTTAACAACAACTTACACAGGTTCTGGTACTTGGAAAACAGATCAAGGTATATATGAGTATCTTTATGGTAGATACCCAGAAGGTAAATTATTTTTTGCTCGTAGGCAAAATTTTATTAATGGTGCTTGGACAGATCTAACATCAACATTAACTACAAGTGGTTATGACGATTATGTTTGTCAAGTTAGCTCTGCAGGTGTTTTAGAAATAGTTTACTGGAATTATGATACAAGTGCTCTAGCCATTGTAGGATCAGCAAGTATGAGTGGTATTAAAATATCTACTGGTTCTACTACTGCGTCAGGTGCTTGTGCATTAACACCTGGAACAATAGTTTATTATGACGGTACAAGTATAAGTAATGGTACAGTAATATATACAGATTCTGTATCAGCAGGTACATCAGGCAGTAGTAATAAATTTAACGGAGGTGGTCAATGGTGGAAGTTTGAAAATAATTATAGAGCACAAATAAGTACAACAGGTGTAGTTTCTAATTATGCAAGTTGTTAAAAAAATGTTTGTAAAAGTATTATACTAATATGCTACAAAATATTATTGATTTATTAAAGTACTCAAAAGGCGAAACAGAAAATATAAGAATAGCAAAAGGTAAATATAAATTTCCAAATAGTGTAGGTGAAGCATACAAACAATTTAGACACGAGTTAAGATGGCAGAAAAAAGGGTAATAGAGTTAGAAGTAGCTGCTAAAAAAGCTGCAGATGATATACAAGATATAAGAGAACAATTTTTTGATCTTAAAAAATCAGTTGAAAGTGTAGAAAATAGTGCCAAAAAAACTGCAGACAATACCTCAAAAGGTTTTAAAAATTTACAAGGAACTCTTAATAGAGTAAAACAAGGTTTTTCAGGGGTAGGCTTAGCACTTAAAAGCATACCAGTAAGATTAGCACAAGAAGGTTTTAATGTTTTAAAAGAAGTATTTTTTAGTAATCAAACTGTTGCAGATGCTTATGCAATAGCTTTACAAGCAGTAAAAAATATTTTTACCACATTTGTAAATTTTGTTTTAGATAATTCAGATAAAGTTGTAGGATTTTTCAAAGGTATTTTTGAAGATCCATTAGGATCTCTTAAAGACTTTGCAGCTGCATTTAAAGCGAATATACAAGAACGTTTTGAAAGTTATTTAGATACTTTAGGTTTGTTAGCTAGTGCAGTTAAAAAAGTATTTAGTGGTGATTTTGCAGGTGCGTTAGAAGATGTTAAAGGTGCAGGGAAAGAATTTGTTGATGTATTGACTGGTGTAGATGGTACAGTTGATAAAGTAGCAGAGACTTTACCTAAAGTTACGAAAGCAGTTACAGGTTTTGTAAAAGAGGCAATAGATGGTGCAGAGGCACAGGTAAAACTTGCTAATGCTGCAGAGTTAGCAGCTGCAAATCAAGAACGACTTAGAATAACAAATCTAAAAGCTGCAGAAGAACAAAGACAAATAAGAGACGATATTAGCGAAGACATTGAAGTAAGAATAAAAGCAAACGAAGAATTAGGTAAAATATTAGAAGAAGGTATTTTACAAGAAAAACAATTAGCTGAGATTCAACTCGCTGCAGCTGAGGCAGCTCTTGCAAACAACTCAACAAACATACAATTACAAGCTGATTTAATAAGTGCACAAGCGGCAGTATTAGAAATAGAAGAAAGATTAGGTGGACAAAGATCAGAGCAGCTTACTAATGAAATTGCATTACAACAAGAAAAATTAGATTTAATAGTTGCTAATAATGAACAGGAATCTAATCTTAGACAGATAGAATTGCAGGGTGCTATAGAAGTAGAGAAAAGTTTATTTAAAAGATTTGAATTAGAAAAACAATTATTAGATGAACAATTAGCTCTTGCAGAACTAAACTTAGAAAAAACAAGTGAAATATTTGACGAAGAAACTTTACAATTTAAAAATGCTTTGAGAGCAAGAGATGAAGCAAAAGCTCAATCAGAGGCAGCACAAACAGCTATAACTATAGCAGAAGAAGATGCTAGAAGAGAAATAGGACTAACTACACTTTCTTTAATTTCACAAGCAGCAGGTAAGCAATCGGTATTAGGTAAAGCAGCAGCAATAGCTCAAACTATTATAAATACAAAAGAGGCAGTAACAAATGCACTTAAAGGTGCACCAGTACCATTTAATTTTGCATTAGCAGCAGCTACAGCAGCCTTTGGTGCTAGACAAGTAGCAGACATCATTAGTACAAAAGTACCTGGAGAAACAATGGGTATGAGTGCTAGTGTAGGGGGTGCACAAGGTACTGTGCCTGAAACTACAGCACCAGATTTTAATATTGTAGGTGCATCGCCAGTAAATCAAATAGCACAAGCACTAAACAACCAACAACCACAAAGAGCTTTTGTTGTATCAGGTGATGTGACAACAGCACAAGAATTAGATAGAAATATAATTACTGAAAGTGGAATATAAAAAAAACAATAAAATAAATATTATACATATATGAAAATAGTAGAACTTATATTAGACGAAGATCAAGAATATTCTGGTATTGAAGCTATAAGTATTGTAGAGAGACCTGCTATAGAAGAAGATTTTATTGCTTTAAAAGATGAAGAAGTAAAACTTGCAGAGCTTGATACAGAGAAAAGAATATTACTTGGTGCGTTACTAATACCAAACAAACCAATACTAAGAAAAGGTGATGATGATGATTATTATATTTATTTTTCCAGAGAGACTGTTAAAAAAGCTAGTGAGCTTTATCTTATGGAGGGCAACCAAAATAATGCAACACTAGAACACCAAATGAACCTTAAAGGTTTGTCACTTGTAGAAAGTTGGATAGTAGAAGATCCTAAAAAAGATAAGACACAAGTATATGGATTAGAATATCCTGTAGGTACTTGGGTAGGTGCTATGAAGGTAACATCTGATAGTGTATGGAATGAATATGTAAAAACAGGTAAAGTAAAAGGATTTAGTATTGAGGGTTATTTTCAAGATAAAAATCAGAAAAAAGACAAACCAGAACTTGCAGCTTTAGAAAATGAAGAGGCAGAATATTTACTTAGCAGGGTAAAAGATATTTTAACAGGTCAATATGTAACACTTGAAAGTTATAATGATTATCCTGATGCAGTAGCTAACAATGCAAAAAAAGGTATTGAATTAAACGGCAAAGTAAACAATAAATGTGCAACTGACGTAGGAAAAATAAGAGCACAGCAACTTGCAAAAAAAGAAAAAATATCGGTAGAGACTATACAAAGAATGAAAAGTTTTCTATCAAGAGCAGAAACTTATTACGATCCTGGTAATAATGAGGCTTGTGGTACTATCGCATACTTACTTTGGGGAGGTAAAGCAGGTTTGCGATGGGCTACGAGTAAACTGAACGAATTAAAATTATACTCACAAGTAGTTAATGAAGATTTTGCAATCATAGATGACAGATTAGCATACTCTAGTAAAGAGAAAGCAGAAGAGATGGCAAAGAACATTGGCTGTGAAGGAATACACGAACACGAGTACGAAGGTCAAACTTGGTATATGCCTTGTAGGTTTCATAAAAAACCAGAGGAGTTAAAAAAAAAATATAAGTGTCCTCCAGGTTATAAAAAAGATTACAAAAAACATAAATGCGTAAAGATGACCGAAGAGGAACTTGCAGAGGTAGGTCCAAGAGGCGGTATTCGTAGATCAAAGAAAGCACCAAAGAGTAGCACACCAAACCCCAGACCAAAAGGTAAAGGTACAGCAAGAGGTGATGCAAAAACAAGTAGAGGTGCTAAAGTAGATAAAGCTACTGAAAAAACTTTACAAACTAAATCTGACGAGTTTAACGAAAGGTATAAGAAAAAATTAGGATATGGTGCAACTGTTGGACAATTAAAAACAGTTTACCAAAGAGGACTAGGTGCATTTAATGTGTCACACAGTCCAAATGTAACAAGTGCAAAACAATGGGCTATGGCAAGAGTAAATGCATATTTGTATTTAGTTAAAAACGGTAGACCACAAAATGCAAAATATAAAGGTGATAACGACTTACTCCCAAAGGGACACCCAAAGTCAAATAAATAAATAATTATGTGTAACTGTAATTACTGTATTTGTAAATAATGCCAAGAAATAAAGATTTTAAAACACCTAGCCGCACATCTCCAAAGGGTGGCAGAAGAGCTTGTTTGTGTGAGGACAATACTTATAGAATTGAGTGTTGTGATGGATCACTACAAGCACAAGGTATAGGACTTATAAATAAGTCAAGCTGAAAATATAAATTTTTTTTATAAAAATATTATACCTATATGAATGCAAACGAAATGCTACATAAGGTAAAAACATTACTAGGTGTAGACACAGACAACATTGAAGTAAATCTAGAAGAGGTTGCTTTAGAGCAACTTAGCTTAGAGAACGGAACTATCCTTGAAAGCGAAAATTTTAGTAGCGGTGAGGAAGTATTTATCGTTACTGATGATGAAAAAGTAGCATTACCAGTAGGCGAATATGAATTAAGTGATAACAGAATATTAATCGTAAAAACAGAAGGAATGATTGATGAAATCAAAAATCAGGAAGAAGTGACTGAGAATGCTCAGGACACAAATCTAGAACATACGCCAGATCATAAAGAAGATAAAAAAGAAGATATGGCATATGCTACTAGAGAAGAAATGACAGCTTTAGCAGAAGCGGTTGAAGAAGTCAAGAATCAACTTAAGGAAGTCGTTGAAAAAATGATGGACGATAAGGAGAAAAAAGAAGAAATGGCAAAACAAGAAACACTTAGCAAACCTGCGGTAGATGGTATAAAGCATACACCAGAGGTAGAAGATACAAAACTAGGTGCTAGATTTGCTGTAAATTCAAATCAGAATACTACATATAATAGAGTATTACAAGCAATAACTAATAATAAATAATAATAATGGCAACAACTATATCAAATGACGTGGTAAGAATTTTCCCTAAGCAGGAAACATTAGCGGCTGCAACAACATTAACAGCAGCAGATTCAGGGAAAACATATTTAATAAGTGGTACAGGTTATACTGTAACTTTACCTGCTCCTCACGCAGGTTTTTCAGTTAAGTTTATCGTAGCAGCAGCATTTAGTACTGATTGTGTTGTACAAACTCCAGCAGATAATAGAGATACTCTAAATGGTGGTGTAATTGTAAATGGAGCAATCGTTGAATCTGATGCAACTGATAGAGTAACTTTTGAAGATGGTGCTGAAAGCATTGGAGATTTTATTGAAATATCTAGCGATGGTACTAGCTTTTTCTTATTTGGAAACGGTAACGCAGCTTCATCTATAACAGTAGGGGAACTATAATAATAATAATAATAATTTAGAAAATGGCAACAACTAATAATTTAACAACAACGTATAGTGGTGAATTCGCAGGTAAATATATAAGTGCGGCACTACTATCAGGTAAAACATTAGCAGCAGGAAACATAACTGTTGTTCCTAACGTTAAGTTTAAGCAAGTAATGAAAAAAGTTTCTACAAACGCTATTGTAAAAGATGCATCTTGTGACTTTGATCCAACATCAACTTTAACTTTAACTGAGAGAATTTTACAACCAGAAGAGTTTCAGGTAAACTTACAACTATGTAAGGCTGACTTTAGAAGTGACTGGGAGGCAGTACAAATGGGATTCTCTGCTTATGATAATTTACCACCACAATTTAGCGACTTTTTAATTGCTCACGTAGCAGATAAAGTAGCTCAAAAAATGGAACAAAACATATGGAACGGAACTAATGCAAATGCAGGAGAGTTTGATGGTTTCAAAACTACACTACTAGCAGACGCTGATGTAGTTGATGTAGCAGGTCAAGCATCTACGAGTTCAAACGTAGCAGCAGAACTTGGTAAAGTTATGGACGCTATTCCATCTGCAGTTTATGGTGCAGAAGATTTAGTTATCTACGTACCAAGCAACATCCTAAGAAACTATATTAGATCTTTAGGTGGCTTTGGTGCTAACGGACTAGGAGCAGCAGGTACAAACAACGAAGGTAACCAGTGGTACAATATGGGTAACGCTGTATCTTTTGATGGTGTAGAATTAGTACACGCTCCAGGTTTAGCAAGTGATACAATGATTGCAGCTGAAAGAGGTAACCTGTTTTTTGGAACTGGATTACTAAGCGATCAGAATGAAGTCAAAGTAATTGATATGGCAGATATTGATGGTTCTCAAAACGTGAGAGTTATTATGAGATTTACTGCAGGTATCCAACACGGAATAGGTTCAGATATTGTACTATATTCTTAATGTTTAACTTAAAAATTTAAAAATATGGCTTGTGCATTAACAACAGGAAGAAAATTACCTTGTAAAGAATCCGTAGGTGGATTATCCGCTGTATTCTTTGGTGATTACGGTACACTAGGTAATTTAACCACTACAGGTGGTGAAGTGACTGCAATAAGTGGTTCGCCAACTTTATTTCAGTATGACTTAAAAGGTGCAACAAGTTCTTTAACAACAAATGTTATTTCGTCAAGGGATACAGGTACAACACACTATGAAACGACTTTAGAAATTACATTAACACATTTAGATAAGGCAACTGCTGAGGAATTAAAATTAATTGCAAAAGCAAGACCTCATATATTTGTTAAAGATAACAACCAAACACCTAACTATTTTTTGGTTGGAAAAGAGCAAGGAGCAGAAGTAACTGCAGGTACAGTAGTGAGTGGTGCTAATTTTGGTGAGTTAAGTGGTTTTACACTAACTTTCCAAGCTATTGAAGCAATACCACCATTATTTGTGACAGCAAGTGTAGTTACAGGAGCAGCGAGTGGTACTCAAATAGATCCTGCTTAATAGTTTTTTTTAATTGTAATAATAAAGGGGAGTGAAGTGCTCCCCTTTTTTTATATAAAAAAGTGTAATTTTATTATTATATAAGTATGAAGATTTTACAAACAGGTGGTGCAAACCAAACTCTTACGGTAGTTCCTAGATCATATCCCTCAACAGTTACGCTGACTGTAAGAGATACAAGCACAAATACATCAACAGTTACACAAACAGTAACATTTACAAAATCAAACGACAAAGCAAGTTTTACACACGCATATAATTTAAAAGAGGGTAGATTTTATGATCTTAAATTAGAAGAAGGTATTGGTGCAAATTGGAATCAAGTAACAACACAATGGCAACTAACAACCGATAATTGGGAAAGCGTGTTTTCGTCTTTAGAAACTATTTACCTAGATAAAATATTTTGTACAGACCAAACTATAAATCAAGCTACAAATAGTTATTATACTATTAACAGTGGAGAATACACAGAAACAACAAGTTACCCAGATGATGAGTACACAATAATAGACTAATGAGTAATATTAATATAGTAAATTTAAGTAGTTATGTAGCACCTAAAGTGACAGAGGAAAAAAATAAAGAATTTGTTGCATATGGTGAAGATAATAATTACTATCAATACCTAATAGATCAATATCAAGGCAGTCCAACTAATAATGCAATTATAAATGGTGTTACTGAAATGATATATGGTAAAGGACTTAACGCAACAAACAGCGATAGGAAACCTGAGGAGTATGCAAAGATGGTTACTCTATTTAAAAAAGATGATGTAAAAAAAGTGTGTAGTGACTTTTATTTATTAGGACAAGCTGCTATGCAAATTATTTATAATGTAGATAGATCACAAATAGTAAAAGTAGAACACTTTCCAATACAAACACTAAGAGCTGAAAAAGCAAATGACAAAGGTGAGATAAAAGGTTATTACTATTTTCACGATTGGTCAAAGTACAATAATAGATCAACTGCTAAAAGAATAGCAGCATTTGGTACAACACAAAATGAAGCAAACGAAATATTAGTTATAAAGCCATATAAGGCAGGTTATTTTTATTATGCACCACCTTGTTATATGGGGGCATTACCTTACTGTGAACTAGAGGCAGAGGTAGCTAATTATCACATTAATAACATACAAAGCGGAATGGCACCGAGTATGCTTATTAATTTTAACAATGGTACGCCTGATGAAGAACAAAGAGATTTAATAGAAAGAAGAATATATGAAAAGTATAGCGGTAGTTCTAATGCAGGTAAATTTATTTTAGCGTTTAACGATAATTCAGAAAGTGCAGCTACAATAGATGCAGTGCAATTATCTGACGCACATAATCAATATCAATTTTTATCAGACGAGGCAACTAAAAAAATTATGGTAGGTCATAGAGTTGTTTCTCCTATGTTGCTTGGTATCAAGGACAACAGCGGTCTTGGTAACAATGCGGATGAATTAAAACAAGCGAGTATTTTATTTGACAATATGGTAATTAGAGTTCAACAAGAATATCTAATTGATGCTTTTGAACAAATACTAGCTTACAACAATATTTCTCTAAACCTTTACTTTACTACACTACAACCTTTAGAGTTTACAGATCTTGGAAACAATGTCGTTGATGAAGAAACTAGAGAGGAAGAAACAGGTGTAGACCTTAGTGCAGAAGTAGAACTCAGCGAAGATTTTACTAATGAGTTATTGAAGATGGGGGAAGATGAGGACTTAGAGGAGTGGGAGCTAATTGAAGAGGCACCAGTTGATTATGAGAAAGACGAAGAGTTGAATAGTAAAATAGAGTTAGCATCAACAGGAAGTGCAAAGCCAAATGCTAAAAGCGAACAAGATGGAGAAAACAAAGATGGGTTTCGCTATAAAGTTAGGTATCAGTACGCTCCCTTAAAAGAAACTATACGAGACGGTAAAAGTGTAACTCGTGATTTTTGTAGTAAAATGATTGCTGCAAAAAAAATATATAGAAAAGAAGATATAATGGCTATGAGTAAAAAGTCAGTAAATCCTGGTTGGGGACCGAATGGTGCTAATACTTATGATGTCTGGCTTTATAAAGGTGGTGGTAATTGTCACCATTTTTGGATGAGAAAAGTATATAGGTCAAAAACAGTAACACCTGATGCAAAAAACCCTAGATCAGAAATTAGTGTTAATGAAGCAAGACGAGAAGGGTTTAGACCTGAGACAAATGACAGAGATGTTGCAAAGAGACCTGTAGATATGGATAACAATGGATTTTTAGCATAAGAAGATGGCACAAGTATTATTTATAAAAGTAAGCACACTAAAAAAACACACAATATTAGACGGTAATGTTGATGTAGATAAACTATTACCATATATCAAAATTGCACAAGAGATACATATACAGAATTTCTTAGGCACAAAATTATATGACAAAATTATAGAGTTTATTAATGCAGGTACACTTACAGCATTAGCAAACCCTAATTATCTAAACCTCGTAAACAACTACATACAACCTGCACTTATACATTTTGCTATGATGGATTATTTACCATTTGCTGCATATCAAGTAAAAAATGCAGGAGTATTTAAACACATAAGCGAAAACGCAGAAAGTGTAACTAAGAATGAGGTAGACTATTTAGTAAATAAAGAAAGAGAATTTGCAGAGTATTATATAAGAAGAATGATAGATCATTTAAATTTTAACTCTAATAATTTTCCAGAGTACAATCAGAATGTAAATGATGATGTGTATCCAGACAAAGACAGTTTATTTAACGGTTGGGTATTATGAGAAAAAGATATAAAGTAAAAGAGAGTAACATAACAAAATTAAAAAAGTATATAAAAAAAATAAAAAATGGCAACACTAACAGGCAATTCAATAAGTAGTACTTATACCAGTCTTTTAAAAGTTGGTGATAATGGAACTTTAGCTGCAGCTTTACAAAGCATAAGTGATGGTGCAGGTAATACAGCAGGTATTTCATTAAATACAGGAGGAGATTTAACAGCGACTGGTACGGTAACTGCAAATGCTTTTAGTGGACCTTTGACAGGTAATGTAACTGGTACTGCAAGTTTAGCATCAAATTTAACAGGTACACCAAATATTTCAGTCGGAACTATTTCTGCCTCAGGGACTATAACTGGTAATGTAACAGGAGATTTAACAGGTAACGTTACAGGTAATGTTACTGGAAATGTAAGCGGTAGTTCAGGATCAACAACAGGAAATGCGGCTACTGCGACTGCATTACAGACGGCAAGAACAATATCTGGTGTATCGTTTGATGGTACTGCAAACATAAGTTTGACAACGTCAAACATAGCAGAAGGAAGTAATTTATATTACACAGGCGAGAGAGTAGACGATCAGGTAAACACATTATTACAAGCAGGTACAGGTATATCAAAAAGCTATGACGACGCAGGGGGCACTCTCACAATCACAAATAGTGCACCTGACCAAACAGTAGCACTGACAGGAGGAACTGGAATCACTACATCAGGAACATATCCTAATTTTACTATTACCAATAGTAATCCAGACCA